AAGGGATAATGGAAAAGGGAGGTAAGGATGCAGTTAATGTTGTTATCCATGAATTTCTCCATGTTGGATATTATCAGTATTTATTAAAAGAAAAAGAAGAAGAGACTATTGTTAATTCGTATGGTAATTTTATCACAGAACTACTATCCAGATCAGAACTAAAAGACTGGATAGTAGATAATATTTAGATGGCTTATTATTGAGCTACCTTTGTATATGGATTAAAGTCTTTATCAATTACCCAATAATCTGGATGATCTTTTGTTAAAGTAGGATCTGAATTATTTTTATATTGCTCCCCATCAAGAAGGTGCAAATCTATTGATTGATTTTTAATCATATCTACAACTCCTGTATTTGATCCTGTAATAGTTCCACAGCCACCAATATCTCCACCATTCCATGAATAACCATCAATAGTTCCTCCTAACTCAAACCACCATTGACCACCCTCACTTTTTTTCCAAGAGTCAAAATCCTCCCAATAACAATCAGAAACTTCAATACCATTATCCATTAAAGTATCATAAACTTGTTGTAATCTTTTTGGTAAATCTGTTTTTCTGTTATAATTATCCTTTGATAATCTTTCTTTTTCTTTTTCAATATTAAACATTTTTAACCTCCCTTTTTTTAAAATGTAAAATAAATTTACCTACTTCGTAGTGAAAACCACAAGTAGTAAAACCATTATCTTCTAATTTACAAACTCTATTGTCAAATTGATTTATAGAAGCAACTGTTGAGGTATCACACATAAGATACACAACATCATTAATAGTAGCAAAAAACTTTTTATTAAAGTTATTATTTTTAAGTAACTCAACTTGATATTTATTTTTACCTTCAGTCATAGTTTCAACAATCATATTACTTCTCCCCTTTATTATAAACTTTTTTAGCTTTATTTCTTAGATCAATAATTTTTTGAGATACTTTATCTTTAAGCAAATCAGATTTTTTTGCCAAAGCATCAACAAATGATTTTCTCTGGAAATGTTTGTGATATTTGTAACTAAAATCAAAAGTTTCAATTAAAATATCTTCACAGTTACTTCTGCTAAAACCTAAAACAGTTATAGTGTTAGCTAAGTTTTTTTTATACCAATGCATATTATTCTCCCTGTTATGAGTGGTCGTAACGAGAGCAGGAGTGGTCGGAAAATGGTCGCATACTATTGCGTTTTCCTTCCAACTCTTGCTAAAAATTTCCCAATTTTTCTTGTTTTTTCTCATTACATCTATATTAGTACCTTATGACACCGAGTATATCAAGCATAATCGATAACTATTTTACCCCAGAAAACAGCCATTTTTTAAATTAATTTTTTAGAGTGGTCACGAAATGGTCAAAAAATATCTTATTCTGGTAAACCATTAATCATTTGCTTAACTTCATCTCTATCAGTTTTAACATAACCAAGTGCAACTTTAGCACTCTTCCAACCAACAGCAGTCATTAAAGATTGTAACGATGCTTTTTTCCCTAACCAACTTGCGTGAGTATGCCTACACGCATGACGATTTTTATATGTAACTCCTGCTTGTTGGCACATAGACCACCATCTCGTAGGAATTCCAGAAGGATTATTTTGTCTATCGTGTAAATGATCCCATTCAAATAATTTTTCTTCTCGGTAATTAATTCTTTCTAAATATTCTCTAATTTTTTTGTGCATTGGTTTAGTAATCCATTCTTGCGTCTTAAACATAAAAATATTTAATTCATCATTTTCAAGATCTATCATAGGTCTATCATCATTTTCTGGATTTGTTTCGTTCCAATTCATATTAAGAGCTTCTGATATTCTGCAACCAGAATATATTAGAAAAATAAATAAAAATTTAATGTGTTCATCAGTACATTTTTCTTCTATTGCCTTTACATCTTCAATAGAAAATATTTCTTTATGTCTTGCTCTTGCGTTTAATACTTCAAAATGCTCAATAGTTGGATCATTACACCATCCTTGTTTTGCTCCATAATGCAGCACTTTTGATATTGGTAAAATAAAACCTGCATTAGCTGTATTGTTTTTAGAAGAAGCTAATTGTCTTTCAGCATAAGGTAAATCTCTTAATTTTTTACCCTTCCATTGTTTTAAAACTGGATGCTGTTCATAAGCTAAACGAAATATTAAATCATCGTTAAACTCATTTAACTCATATTTACCTGCAAGTTTTTTTACTCTTTCAAATACAGACATTCTTTGCTTTGATGGATGATGTTTTGGATTTTCTAACATTCTTTCAAAACATTCTTCCCAAGTCATATCTAAGACAGATAAAATAGACTCCTTAATTTCATCATATCGCATATCACAAATTCTTCTGGCTTCAGCTTTATTTGTCGTACCAGTTGATTCTTTCGTAATTGTTTTAACTTTTCTGCCAACTCTTACTGTGCCTCTGATTTGCCAGAATTGACTTTCTTTTCTTTTAAAGATGGTAAGCATAACTGTTTAATCTCCTCAATGTCATTGTAGGTAAAAAATTGTTTTCTACCTATGAAACGAGATAAACAATCAAAATTGGGATGTTTTAGATATAATTCATCTAATCTCGTTTGTAAAGTTCTAGTTGATATTCCAAATGATTTAGCCAAATCTTTCTTGTAATAGACTGGCTCTAGTGGTTTTCTTTCTGCTGTCATTAGTATTCTCCTCTCACGATATCTGTATTTTCTTCTTCATTTTTAGCCTCCTCAATGGCTTTTATTCGTAATCTGTCTAATTCCTCTCGGTCTTGTGTTAAATGTGGGTAGGGATCTATTTTGGGAGGATGAAACAACACCTCATTTTGTGGTTTATTTTTTTGAGCAAGAGCATCTTCTAATTCTTTATATTTCTCTTCATCTTTTCTTTGATGTCCAAGCATTAATTTTTTACAAAGCTCCATGCTGCTTAAAAGCACATCGGAATAATCACTAAAGACAATAGACCATTGAACAATTTTTCTTTCATCTCTTAATAAAGATAATCTTCTAGTAAAATGATGAACTGTATTTTCGTATGCTTTGCTTAAATACTCTTCTATTTTTGGTTTACCTAAAATTCTAGTAGAATTATCATCAAAGGTTAATTCCCATAATGGCTTTTCTGGTAACTTAGTCTTAGGATTTTCGCCACCTTCATCGTTTTGTATAATTTTAATTATTTCTTTACTCATTAATTAACTCCTGTTGTCTTGTGTATTTCCATAACCTCTCTATTGGCATTAAATCTTTTTGCTGAATGCAATATCCAGTTTCTTTAAATATCTGTGCTTTTTCTTTGAATAATTTTTGAGATATAAAACCTGCAATCTTAAATATATTTTGACTACCAGTTGCAGTTACTAATATTCCTACATCAGCTTTAAATGCGTCTTTACTTTTAAATAGTAAAACACCAGTTTCATAAAATGTTGTTTTTACATCAATAGATAAATCATTAATCCACAAATCAAAACCATCATCAATGCCAAGTATAGATGGATTAAAATGTAGATTAAATAATTTTGCTACTGCATATTCTCCTGCATAACCTAGTTTATCTACATCATCATCTGATCTATTATTATCTTTTCTTTGATTAACAACACCAGAAGCTCTTGATAATTGCCATCGTAAACTTGCAATTTGATTTACTTCGCTAAGTTCTTTTTTTGATAGTTTAATATTCATGTAACAAAACCACCTAATTTCATTTCTGCTCTAGCTGTGGCATTACTATCTGTCATTAATTCTAATTTTGTTGTGATGCGATCAAGCTGTGCAAACATTTCATCCATTAATTTTTCAGCTTCTTCTAATCTGTTATTTACCTCAGTTACTTCTGGATCTATTTTTGCTTTAGCTTTTGCATCTTCCACACTATGTTTTTCATTAGATAAAAAACGATAATGTAAATACCTTGCTTTTTCTTTTTCATCTTTAATTCTAGTTAAAGAGTTAAACATTCTCTTAGCTTCTCTGTAACTAATAATTGCATTCATTTTTGTTTCAGCAATCACATGAGGATCATATTTTTTTATACCTTTATCCATCAACTTCACTTTCCAATTTATCTGCAATGTTTCGCAAGTTAATTATTCTGGCTTTTGTGTTAAATTCTTTGTTACTATGGCAGGTTGAATGACATTTTCGGCATAAGCAAATTAAATTTTCGATGTAATTTTTTGCATCATTTTTACTACCACCCATTCCACGAGAAGATAAGTGATGTATATCTGTTCCATACCAACTATTACAAACAGTACATTGATAGGTTTGAGCAATAGTGTATTCTGGCAACCAGAAATCATCATAAATTTTAAAATGTTTAGTTGTCATCTTCTCCACTATCATTAAAAGATTGCAGCAACTTATCTGTTTCTGGAGATGCTTTTTTTAAATAATAACAAACTGTTGAATGATCTCTGTTCATAGCTTTTGCTATTGTTTCAGTAGAAACTCTTTTAATTTTTACTGCATGATGAACAAATTCTTTTCTTGCTTGTACTAAAATTGCATCTTTTCTGTTACTTAAAAATAAATCTTGAGTGATGTCGTAAAAATGACAAATATTTATTTTTAGTTCATCTAATGATGTTAATTTTGTTACATGAAAAGGCTGAGACTTTCTAAAAATAGGATTGTCTGCTATCTTTTTTAGTGTCTCAACCTGTTCTTTTGTAAATTCTTCTAACATTAAAAAGGTATATCTTCTGCATCATCGCCTTCAGCTTGTGCATTGGCTTTAGGTTTAAAATTATTCTCTGCACAATACCATTTGCCTTGTTTAGAAACTAAAACATCAATGTTAATCCACTCATCTTCTTTATTTTCTAATTTCTTTTTATACCAATTTGTAAATTGATCTTTCTTTATTGATAGCTGACATTTAACAAAATCAACTTTGCCTTCTTTAGGATATAGTCCTTCAACTAATTTTTTTTCTTCGGTCATACATCTCCTAGTTTCTTTTTCTTCTGGCTATTTTTTGGTTGTTCTAAAGCATCTAAATCATCTTGCTCTCCTGTGCTTA